GGTAGTGCATTAAAGTCTGCGGATGTATTATATTTGTGTCCAGCAGCAACTAAGGCTATTCAGATGAGGACCACGGGTAATGCTCGTGGTGCAGGGGCAATTGATCTTCAGTCAGATGAGACTTCTCCATCTGAAGTTGCTTCTGTCACTAGTTCGGTTTTCATTGGAGCTCGTAATCTGGCCTCTGGCATTGGTTCAATTGCGATTGGATATAACTGTGATTCAACTAATACATATTCCGTGGCTATATCAGCATCGGTTGCCAGCGGACAAGGTTCGTTTTCTTCAGGTTATCTTAGTACTGCTTCTGCCACTTATTCGATGGCTACTGCTAGAAGTGCCTTGTCGAATATGTATGGGCAATTTGCTCGCGGTGCGGGACAGGTTGCTGCTCAAGGTGATCGTCAGACTAGCCAATTATGCGCTTGGCGTAACACTACAGATGCCACTCAAACTGAGATATTCCTTTGTGGGCAGAATGGTGCTACGGAATCTTGTTTGATTGTTCCAGAGAATACGATCTGGGGTTTCACCATTTCAATGGTGGCTCGTCAAACAAATGATGATTTTAGTACTGCGTCATGGGTAATAAGGGGAACAATAGCTAGGGATACTGGCGGGAATGTAGTTATTAAGAATCAAGCTACATTGGACACTTATCAGGATGATGCTACATGGGCTTTCGCTGTAGATGCTTATACAACTGGTCAGAGATTAAGGTTACGTGTAACTGGGGCGGCAGATAATAATATCTCGTGGCTTGGAAATATAGCACTTGAGCAGATAACTGGTTAAACCTTTAAAAATACGAGTAAATCATCATGGCCAGCTATGACACAGTAGAGAATGCTGATATATATTTTGCTAATAGGTTATATGTATCTGCTTGGACAACAGCTAACACATCTAATAAAACTAAAGCATTAGAGGAGGCTACTCAAAGAATAGATAGATTACAATTCCGTGGTAGTAAAGTTGATGAAGATCAAGATTTAGATTTTCCACGTTATTATGGTGATGAAGCTGATGGTACAGAAGTAATACCAGATGATATTAAAATCGCATGTTTTGAAGTTGCTTTGTCTTTATTAGATGGAATGAATCCAGAGCAAGAATTTATGGGTTTAATAGTAACTAGAGAATCTTTTAGCAAAGTATCAGCTTCTTATGATAGAGGTCTTGCTTTAGAACATCTAGCTTCTGGAATACCTAGCTTATTAGCTTGGTCTTATTTAAAGCCTTATCTTGCTTATGGAAAAAGTGTGATTCTTCATAGGGTCACATAGAGTACTTTACCTCGCACTGTAAAGGATATCTTTTACAATGGCTAATTATTTTTCTTTAATGGTTGATTGTTTTTCTTTAATGGCGTTTGATAATGAAGAAACAACTACTGAGACTACAGTTGAAACTACTCCCGATCCTAATAAGAAAACATTTACTCAAGATGAAGTAAATGCTATTATGGCTAAGGAAAGTAGGAAGGTTAAGGATGCCCAGACTAAGTTAATGTCACAATTAGAGGAAGCTAAGAAGGCTTCTAAAATAGGGTCAGAAGAGAGAGCTAGTTTAGAGAAGCAAATTGAAGAGCTTCAGAAGCAAACAATGACTGCTGAAGAACGAGCTAAGCAAAATGCTAATAAGTTACAAAAGCAGCATAAGGAAGAGATAGATCAGAGAGACGCTGAAATAGAGAAGTGGAAGAATCTATATACAACTAGTACAGTTTCTAACGCTCTTTTAAAAGCTGCTTCTCAAAATAAGGCTAAATTACCTTCACAGATTCTACAGATGTTTAGACATGATGTTAAACTTGTTGCTAAGTTAGATGAAAATGGTAAAACTACAGATGAATTTGAAGCAAGATTAGATTTTGTTGATTTAAATGATGATGGTAAAGAAGTTACTATGAACCTTACCGTTGATGAAGCAGTGAAAAGGATGACAGAGTTACCTCATTATGGAAACTTATTTGAGGGTACAAAGACTGGCGGCCTAGGCAGTTCAAATGCACAGGGTGGAACAGGGAAGATTGATATTGCTAAGATTGCCAAGGAAGATCCAGCCAGGTTCCGTAAACTTCGTAAAGAGAATCCAGAATTATTAACAAGACTCTAAAAGGAGCACACAGTGTACGATTTTCTAAATGTAATGGTGTTTGATAATGATTTTGATACAAATGAGCGAGCTTGGAATCCAGAGTTATGGGCTGCTGAGTCATTAGCTATTCTCGAAGAGAATATGGTAATGCCACTCTTAGTGCATACTGACTTTTCAGCAGAGATTGCTGCTAAGGGTGATACAGTTAATACACGTAAGCCTGGAGAATTCACAGCCCGATTCAAGGGTACTAATGACGATGTAACAATCCAAAGTGCAACTGCTGATAGGGTAGCTGTTGTTCTGAATCGTCACGTTCACACTTCATTCCTCATTCGTGATGGTGAAGAGAGCCGATCTTTCGTTGATCTTGTTAATGAGTATCTAAAGCCAGCGGCTCTATCTATCGCACAGAAGATGGATATGATTCTTCTAGGACAGGTTTATCAATTCCTTGATAACACTGTCGGTGATCTAGATCAGATGAACGCTACTGATGGTGATGCTCATAATGCGAAGTCATTAATCCTTGATCTTCGTAATAAGCAGAATAAGAAGAACGTACCAAATGTGGGTCGTAATCTTATTCTAACACCAGATTGTGAAACATGGGCCTTAAAGTTAGACCTATTCTTATCAGCTGAGAAGGTTGGTGACGAAGGTACAGCTTTACGGGAAGCTTCACTTGGTAAGAAGTTAGGTTATAATACTTTCCAATGCCAGAACGCTTGCAGTGTTCTTGATACTGGTGTTGTTCATGCCGATGATATTGCAGCCGCTGCGGTTGGAGCTACTACTGTTGTAAGTGACAACGCTGCTGGTGCTGGTTATGTAGCTGGTCAGTATATCTACTTCGTTGATCCTGATGGTGGCAAGCAAGATCGTATGCCTTATCGCGTAACTGCGATTGCTACTAATGATCTTACACTCAACCGTCCATTACGTGTTGCACTAGGTGCTAATAGTGATGCATATCTTGTTCCAATGGCTGCTGTTGCTCTAACTGAGCATACTGCTGCTGGTGGTCCATCAGCATATCCTGCTGGATATGATGGACAGATTTGGGTTGATGGTACAGGTGTACCACAGGTTGGTCAATTAGTTTCATTCAATAATGGTGCCACTGTACTTGATGCTGAATACTGTATCCTTACAGTAGAGGCAACAAGTGGTAGTGAGTATGCCATTGAACTTGATCGCCCATTAGAGGTTGCTATAGCCAACAACTATACTGTTGGTTTAGGCCCTGGTGGTGATTATAACTTTGCCTTCAATCGTAATGCCCTTGCTTTAGTTATGCGTCCATTAGCTTTACCACGACAAGGTACTGGGGCTGCTGCTGGAGTCGCTAATTACAATGGACTTTCAATGCGTGTTGTAATTACCTATGATGGTGAGAAGCAAGGCCACTTAGTTACAATGGACTTACTCTGTGGTGTTAAGGTTCTTGATGAAGATCAAGGTGCTGTACTAATTGGCTAATTAATAAGTCAAGCCAGGAGTGGGTATTGTCCCACTCCTGGCTCCTCTGAGGACACTACGATGGAAATTTGTGACCCTGAAAATTGTTTGATAGTAAAAGATTTAAACAATAAACTTGAGTATATGGATAAAAAACTAGATAAAATCACTGATGCAGTTATTGGTGATCCTAGTGATAATAATAAACCTGGACATTCTTTAAGATTAGATAGATTAGAACGATCATCTGCTTCTGTTAAAAAAGTTCTTGGTGTCATAAGTGGTGCTTTAATAAGTATAGGTGTTATAGTAGTTGCTAACACTATTTTGAAATACTGGTTATGAATCTAGTCAAACGAACTATATACTCTTTGAAGCGTAGATACGGTTTTTTAGCTGTATATAGTCATATAGTATCTGTAACTAATGATATAGATACAGGATTAGAGTCTATAACAACTAGTGATACTACTATAAATAGAATGATATTACTGCCTAGTCAATTAACTAGAGAACTACTTAAAGGTGGCACTGATTATGATATTAGGGATAAATATGTTTTAATAGATGCTCTTGATATTAATATTATTCCAGTTCCAAATGATTATATTAGATGGGGTGGTTTTAAGTTTGTTGTATCTGAAGTGGAAATATTTGAACGAAGTGCAGCTTATATAATTAGATTAAAAGAGTCAGCAGGTACACCTGTAACTCTTACTGAATCTATTAGTGATCCTTTAACTTTATCTGAGGTAATCACTGATGATAACACCTGATAAAGACTGGGTAAAGTATATATACAGATCAATAGCACACCATTTCCAAGATATTGCTACTGCTAATAGTCTTACTCTCTTTCTTAAAGATACACAATCAAATAAATCCGTTGAAGATGAATTTCTAGAACTGATAGTTGATGGTCCTATCATCAATCAACGGAGTAAGGGTGAGTTCAAAATAGAAGTTGGTGTCAATATTAGATTCTCAATTGATATTAGTACCAATTTTCAACGTGATAGGGAGATAATTGGACTATTAGTAGAAGCCTTTGATATAATTTGTATCAAAGAATATGGCGACGGTGAAGCTTTGATAGGTAGAATGTTACCATCTGAAGTTAATGTTGTTAATTTTGGACAGATAACACCAGGTGTTCAAATTCGACAAGGGTCAGTTGAATCTGTATATACACTCTTTATTGAGAACACATAATGAAGAAATGTAGTTATTGTGGAATAGAAAAAGACGAATCAGAATTTGGTAATAATAGATCGGAAAAAGATGGACTGCACCATGAATGTAAAACATGTAGATCACTGAGTAGAAAGAAAACTAGTAGGGTGAAGAGGGATGGTAAACAGGTACAGTATTTACCAGATAGTAAAATCTGCCCTAAATGTGGAATATTAAAATCTCAATCATCTTTTTCTATAAGATTACTTAGTATTGATGGCTTGGTATCTTGGTGCAAAGAGTGTACAAAACAATACCAATTATCATTAACAGAGAGCACGAATAATGAATATTATAAAACTCATGGCAGGGATAACCATTTATACACATTATATGGCATAAGGGAGTATGATTATATTAGTATGGTGGCTTCACAAAATGGGCAATGTGCTATCTGTGGCAGAGAAGTAAAATTAGTTGTGGACCATGACCACATTACCAATGAAATACGCGGGTTGCTATGTTCTAAATGTAATTCTGCGTTAGGGTTTTTAAATGATGATCTTGA